TCAGCAGATGAGAACAAGTACATCCAGCAAGTATTACAAATGATTGCAGATGACTCAAAATTAGGTGCAAGCAACCCTAACTATGTTAAAATACAAGCAAGATACAACAAGTAATCATGCAAGACTATTTTGACGAGATACACAAAGCTCTCAAAGAGTTTCACGAGTGGGACGCTAAGAAAAGCTCCCAACAAAAGCCACTATACATGTTGATAAAGGTCGATGTCGACAAAGATATAGTGTCCAATCAGGACAAGGCGGAAGCCTATGCCGAGAACCATTGCAACTCACTCGAGTACGCACTGTGTGACTGGTACTATCCTGATGATGTACAGTATCCATACATTGCAAAATGATTTGGAAGATATGGAAGTATGCACTTGGCAGCTTTGCAGATGACAAGACACGCGACTATGACAATGTTGTAGCTATCGTACGTACTGTTATACTACTGACATACCTGACTACAAACACATTTATTATCAGCGGTGTAATCCGCCATTGGAACTATGACAACACCAAACTGGCAGCACCACAGCAAGAAGCTGCCCAAACACAAGAAAAAGCCACGCATGATACAGGCTGCGAAAGCCCGTACCAAAGTGCTTATCAATAAACTACGTTCACAATCACCACCATGACACCTATTTACCGTTACTATTGCTGCGATACCGCAGACGGCAGACACTTTTGCCTGATGGCATCAGACGACATGGAGGCTGCGTTTAGAGCAGACACTATGGCGAAAGAGTGGTACAACACCACACTCAAGGACGTATACCTTGACAAACATAACAACCCAAACAGACGATACAGACCTTATGACAAAGAAATACTTTCCCAACAACTGGAATAGGCTTGTAAAAGTTCCAGATAGTTACTTTGAGTCACTTGACTACGAAGATTTTATGGACTGGAAGATGCACGGATGGGAGATCGCAGGTTCACATAATTGTATTATTCGTACTATTGATTGCGAGACTGGTAAGGTTCGTGAGTATACATATCAACGCAAGTCTGCTGCTCACAAAAAGATGATGAAACTTCTTCATGAGCAAAAGCATGAGATACTTATATGTACACATGAGAATATACAACACTTAAAACCAGAAAAATACATTACACAACACGATGAAGATAACTTCTATCCCCAGCAGTGATATTTATACATATCATAAACAAGCATTGGACATGCTAAAAACAGATCACCCTCATTATGATGAGATAAGAAAGCACCTACTCTCACAGATACAAGATGAACTATCGGACAGATATAACACAAAACCAAATAGAGCAGCAGATCCTGTTAGAAAGATCACAGATTTCTCAGGGACTCAAGAGACTGCGTGACCAGACACTTAAGTTGGAACAGCAGAACTATGCCTCAGCTAGCGTATATGGTATAGCCTCATTACAAACATTACTGCCTTTGGTTGTCGACAAGATAATTACAACAAATACTAAGATCCATCAAGGTAAATATGGTGCAGCCTTCAAGGATATACACATATATTTAGCTACAATCGAGCCGCTTGCCGCAGCAGGTATAGCATGCAAGATCACATTTGATAAAGTCTTTGGTTACAAAGAGGGTTGTAACATTGCAACAAATGTATGTGAAGCTATCGGCAGAGCTATCGAGGATGAGTGTCAGATGAGACACTACGAAGCACACGCACCAGCGTTACTTGCTACACTCAAGGACAACTATTGGCACAAAGCTATTGGTACACAGCAGAAACTTACTGTTATCAAGACGTTGATGAACAGATATAAAGTAACTCCATGGTCACATTGGACTAGAGCTATACGTATCAAGCTAGGAGCATGGTTACTCGACTGTATTATGCAAGCAAGTGGTTGGTTTTACAAGCAGAGACTGCGTACAGGTCGCAAGACTACAGTGTACATAGCACCGACAGCTGAGTTCATGGACATCAAGGATGAAGTCATGGCAAATGCAGAGATTTTTAGCCCTCTTGCATGGCCGATGTTGATACCACCAAAGGACTGGTCTAACACATCAGCAGGCGGCTACATGCTGAATGAGCTAATGCAAGGCCACGACTTGGTTAGAAGAGGCGATCCCTCCCGTATACAGGGGGAAATACCTATAGCTTTTCTCAATAAAATACAACAGGTAAAATATCGGTTAAACCCGTTCATAGTTAATACTGCTATGCTGTTAGAGGAAAGAGGTATTAGTGTAGGTAAGTTTCTTCCTATTATAGACTACGACCTACCTCCCAAGCCAGTCGACATAGCCGAGAATAAAGAGGCTCGTAAGAAGTATAGACGAGAGGCAGCTGAGGTGATGAATAAGAGAGCAGCAGAGTTCAAGAGATCCTGCCGCACACGCATGACCATGGAAGCAGTACGTAAATTCAAGGGTTTAGATTTCTACATACCTTGGTCGTTTGACTACCGTGGTCGTGCCTATCCTATTCCCGCATTTCTCACACCGCAAGACACTGACTTTGGAAAAAGTTTATTACAGTTTGCGGACGCAGCAGTTGCAGAGACAGCTGATGTTGAGAAGTGGTTAGCTTTCCAAGTAGCTACAAGTTATGGTCTAGATAAATCCACCATGCAAGAAAGATTAGATTGGACACGGACCAATGTCAATCTTATAGCAGGTGTAGCTATTGATCCTATCGCATGTATAGGTCTTTGGGAAGGTGCAGAAGAGCCTTGGCAGTTTCTAGCTGCATGTGATGAGTACTACCACGTATGCATAGCTCAGGACAGGCCTACTACATCCTTACCCGTGGCAACCGACGCTACATGCTCAGGCTTACAAATACTTGCAGGTCTGGCTCGGGATAAGTCCACAGCCAAGTTAGTCAACGTTGTCCCATCTGACAAGCCACAAGATGCATACCAAAAAGTGGCAGAGAAAGCACTAAGCTTAGGGATTCCAACTAACGTGCATTCAGTGTGGGATAGAAAGTGTGTCAAACGCACGGTCATGACCATCCCATACAATGCAAAGCCATTCTCTAACAGATCCTACATCAAGGATGCACTGAAGGAGAAAGGTATTGAGGTCGATAAAGACCAACTCACCTCCATTGTCAATACTGTACGCCAAGCTATGCACATCATCGTGCCCGGCCCAATGTCAGTTATGAAATGGATCGAGACTGAGGTGTCTAAATCTATCAAGCGTGGTGCAGATCACGTTGAATGGGTCACACCATCAGGTTTCGTTGTTAAGCAACGTATTATGAAGAAGAAAGTAGAACGTCTAGACCTACAACTTCTTGGCAGATGTCAACTTAGTGTAGCTACAGATGAGACAAATGACGTCGATCTCAGTAGACACAAGGCAGCCACTGCACCCAACCTGATACATAGTCTCGACGCATCTCTCTTACACCTCGCTGTGCGTAGCTTCGATCAGCCAATCGCACTAATACATGACAGTGTGTTAAGCAGAGCTTGCGATATGGATAAACTATCTGCTATAATAAGGGAGACGTACATGATTCTCTTTGCAGAACATGACTATCTCATTGACTTTGCCCGACAGATCGGAGCAGAGACAGAACCGCCTATCATTGGCGACTTACGACCAGAAACGGTTATAGAATCCACTTATTTTTTCTGTTAACTATGATTTACAACCCTTTTTTCTCATCTTCTGACAGTATATTTAGTAGTTTCTTTGCACCAACAGAGATCTACGTTGTAGCTAAAGAGGATTTAGAGAAAGCACAACAAGCTCAATACAAAGAGCAAGTCGACGCAATCGACGCAAGAATAAAATACCTCCAAAGCAAAAAAGCTGAGGTACAAAAATTAATCACCCCCGCAAAGGAGACCGCAAATGCCTAAAAACGTCCACGTGACTGACGAGATAAAACTAGAAGGCTTCCAAGCCATACTTGAACCCGGTAAGTTCGGTTACTCACTCGCTGCTGTTGTAGATGAGAAAGTAATTGACAAGCTAGAGACTGAAAGAGCTGAAGTCCTTAGATGGGCTGAGTCAAAGCTCAAGAACCCTAAGAGAGCTACACTTAAACCAACACCTTGGGAAGAGGTAGCTGAAGGTAAATACAAAATTAAGTTCTCATGGGGAGAGGACAAGAGACCCGGCGTAGTCGACACCGAGGGAACACCCGTTACTGATAAGAAGACACCACTTTATGGAGGATCTACAGTTAAACTTGGTTTCTTTCAGAAGCCATATATACTCAGGGATGGAGTTACCTATGGAAGTTCTCTTAAACTACTTGGTGTACAAGTTGTTGCTGTAGGAGAGGGTGCTGCTGTAGACACAGATAGCATGGATGAAGATGCCGTTGCCGACATGTTCGGTACAACTGACGGCTTCAAGACATCAGCCCCTACACCAGTAGCTGCACCAGTACCTGATGACGAAGAAGAAGAAGACTTTTAGGTCTAAACTAGAAGAGAGCGTCGCAGAAGTTCTCGACAAAGTTGGTGCTAAGTATGAGTATGAGACTAGCAAGGTAGCATACACCATACAGCACCATTACAATCCTGATTTTGTCTTAGTCAATGGCGTAATGCTTGAGACTAAAGGCTATTGGGATTCAGAAGATAGACGTAAGATCAAGGCGGTCATGCGAGATAATCCTGACTTGGACTTACGAATGGTATTTCAAGCTCCGTTCAACAAGATCAGCAAGAAATCCAAAACTACTTATGCCCAGTGGTGTGAGAAGCATGGCATCAAATGGGCAGCAGCACACGCAATCCCCATAGATTGGTTAATATAATGAATGAAAGCGAATTTGTGGCACACGAACCCTGTCCTAACTGTGGTTCATCAGATGCTAATTCAGTTTACTCTGATGGTCACAAGTTCTGTTTCGTGTGTCAGACATACACCCCTGCGGAAGGGGACACACCCATACACACAATGAATAATGAACGAGTACAATTCCTCGGATCAGCTGAACAGCTGCATAAACGAAAAATCAGCGAATCCACCAATGCATTCTACCGAATCTACAGATACGGAAACACTCTCCGCTTCCCATATTATAATGAGAGCGGCCAAGTTGTTGGATTCAAAATTAAATCAAAGAAGAAAGACTTTCATTACGAAGGTGGAAAAACAGATCAGCTCTTTGGACAGCATCTTTTCCCCACCAACGGAAAGCGAATAGTAATTACAGAAGGAGAACTTGATGCCGCCAGTTGTTACGAGGTTATGTCAGGTTGGCCGATGGTCAGCTTACCTCATGGTGCGGCTTCAGCCAAAAAAGACCTCCAAAAAGCAATCCCATTCTTACAGGGATACCAAGAGATCGTCCTCTTCTTCGACAACGATGAAGCAGGGCGTGAGGCCACTGAACTTGCCTCGGGAATACTCCCATCTGGCAGAGTCAAAGTTGCCCGTCTCGAGAATTATAAAGATGCTTCAGATGCTCTCCAAGCTGGGGATTCTGACAGTATCAGAAAAGCCATCTGGGACGCAAAGCCATACAGACCAGACGGAATCATAGATGGTAAGAACTTATTAGATGTTGTTACCGAACCAACCAAAGCATGCGACCATAAGTATCCATACGAGGGTATGAATGAGAAGCTGCATGGTATCAGGTATGGCGAACTTATTACGATCACAGCCGGTACAGGCAGTGGTAAGACTTCATTTGTTAGAGACTTAGCTACTCATCTTTGTAAGCAAGGTGAGACAGTTGGTATTCTAGAGTTGGAGTCAAACACAAAGCGTACAGCACTTGGCTTGATGTCAGCTGCTGTGGGCAAAGCACTCCACATCGGAGAACACGAAGAAACAGAACTCAAGGAGGCATTTGATGCTACGCTCGCTAATTGGAACGTTTTTCTTTTTGATGGCTTTGGTAGCTTTGACCCAGATGTTATTTACAACAGGATCGAATACCTTGCCAGTGGACTGGAATGTCGTATT